AGGCCGCGCTCCCGCAATTGATGGAATCCGAAGCGAATTGGAAAATCGTGAACGGGACCGTTACCGACTCCCGTCTTTATATGCGCCTCAAATCTGAAAATCAGGTGGCCGAGCCTGCGATAGGTGACGCTATGGCGAACGGGATTATGCTGCGCAATTCCGAGGTTGGTATGGGTAGCGTCGACGTTATGCAAATGGTTTGGACGCTATGGTGTCTGAACGGATGCAGTAGCGAGAAGAAAAGCCGCCACACTCACGTTACTAGCGCACGCGGCACCGAGGATTGGTCTTTGCTGACTAGTGAAGCAAAGGACGCTGACAATCACGCGCTGCAACTGAAATTGCGCGACGTGGTAGCCGGTTACACTTCCCGCGATAGTTTTGACGAAGCCGTCGAAATGTTCCGGATCGCGCACGGGGACATTGTTGAGAATGGTCTTGCGAATCCCGCCGCCGTCGTGGATAGCGTCGTGAAGGTTTTAAGCCTCCCGAAAAAATCCAGCGGGGATATCTTGGCCGGTCTAATGCAAACGATCCAACAGCCCGGTTACACCAACAAGCCAATCAGCCGGGCAACAATCGTTAACGCGGTGACCGCCGTTGCGCACACTGCCGACGCGGATAACGTCGATGATTGGTACGCCAACGGACGCGCCGTTCTAGATTTGCCGCGTAACCAGTGGGAAACCATCGCGCTAGCTGCCTGATCGGTCCCCTCATTTGCTCCAATAACCCCGCCGCCGTGCGGGGTTTTTTATTTATGGGATTAGTCTTATAATTCGATCACGCCATACCGGCGCAACATTTGGAGAATGTGAAATGCAAGCTATACAGGTTCGATATCTAAACCCGACCAACACGAAAGGCGCACGCCTTAAAGCTTGGACTCATGGCGCGGCCATGGTTCAGCCGTTCAGCTCTGATCGGGACATGTTCCCGCAATCTCGTGATCTGGCGCAAAGCCTGATTGATTCGCTCGGATGGAACGTGCCGATAACCGGCGCGGGTACGCTCAAAAATGGCGACGATGTTTTTACCGTGGGAGTGATCTAATGCAAAAGCCTGAGTTTATTGATCACCTCGCCCAGTTCACCGCCGATCAGCAGTGCGCATTGGTGCGCATATTCTGCCGCCACGTTCGCGACACTGATCACCCGTTGTATAAAAGCGTCGGTTTCGTGGATTGGGTGGCGCGGGATTGCTACGCGCTACACTTCGATGGCTGCGCGATGGCGAACGTTCCCGATATGGTCATTGGTATTGAGCGCGACGGTTACGCGCACACTTAGCCGATCCCCCGACCCGATCAACCCCGCCCAGCGCGGGGTTTTTTTATGTCTGCGATTAGTCGTATAATCCGGCCACGCCCCAAACCGAGGGCGCAACATTGGAGCACTGAACGATGAACATAGAAAACCAAAACCAACCGGCTACGCGTGAAACCATGGCGGAGTATCTCGACCGGCTCGCCGCCGATCAGATCGAAGCCGGAATGGACGCCACCGGCGCGGATATGAAAGCCGCCGCTGCCGAGATCCGAAAGCTTACGCTGAAAGTCGATCAAATGGCCGCCGCCATGGCTCACGTCGCAAGCCGCGAAGACCAACTTGCTAGCGCATTGTTCGGATTGTTAGAGGATCGCATTCGGTCCGAGGCCGAGTCCGCCGCCCAAGACGCGTTGGAGGATTACGACCCGACCGATCACTACAATTTCGCCGACGCGGTCGCCGAGCAAACTGCCGACTCCGGCGATGATCGGACCCGCGAGATTGTCCGCGAAGTGATCGAGGGCGGATCGTTTACCTTCCACGTCTGATCGTTTGACCCGATCCAATCAACCCCGCCGAGCGCGGGGTTTTTTGTGTCTTTTTTTCGAGTGTAATCTGCCGCGCCCCGCCTCTTCCCCGCCGGTTGAAACGTACCGCGATCCGCGATCCCCGCGCCGCGACCCTCGATTCGGTACTGATCGGCCCCGATCCGCGCTCCGCGATCCGCGAACCGCGCTAAACTTTTGTCGGTTTGGTCGCCGTTGGACGTTTCCCGCCGCCGGTTTGGAAGTTCCTTTTTGACTTCCACCCGCCGCGCCCTACCCGATCCGGCCCGATCCGGACCCAACCGCGCTAAACTTTTGTCGTTTTGTTTTCCCGTGGAAGTTCCCCGCCGCCGGTTTGGAAGTTCCTTTTTGACTTCCACCCGACGCCGCCGCCGATCCCCGCGCCGCGATCCGCGACCCGTGGAAGTTCCCCGTTTGACTTCCACCCGCGACCCGCGCCCCGCGCTCCCCGACCCGCGCCCCGCCGGTTTAGGGTCCCCCCGCCAATAGAGGCTATCCGCGATCCGCGTAGGGTCCCCCGCCCAGATTCCAACGCGGTCGTTAGGTAAAAAAAAGAAAGCGCGTAAAGGTGCAGGTTTCACGCAAACAACCCACTTCTGAAACAAATGGCTTTAACTGAATAAAAAAAGTGCTATATTTCGCAAAAATAAGCCGCATTTATGGGATTACGCGCATGGCAAAAGTGGAGAAAAAAGTAGAAACGCGAGGCAGGCCGAAGCTCTCTGAAGACACGAGGCTAACCGGCAAGCAACTCAAGTTTGTTGAACTGGTCGCCACACGCGAGGGACAAGACACGCTACGAAATCTGGCCGTCGAAGCCGGGTTTAGTGTCAGCGGGGCGCACACGCGTGCGTATGAAATGCTCAACCCTAGAAAATCACCCCACGTGGTAAAAGCCCTCAAAGCGCGGAGAGCAGAACTCGCTGAAAAGTACGAGGTCAGCTACGCAAGGCACATACGCGACCTGCAACACATCCGCGATGAAGCTATCGCTGCGGGCGCATACTCTGCTGCTGTTCAAGCAGAGAAGGCTCGTGGCCTAGCGCAGGGCGACATTTACGTCAGTAAGTCTGAGGTTCGCCATGGATCTATTGATCAGATGAGCAAAGCCGAGGTCAAAAAAGCTTTGGATGAGCTAAAACGCCAACTTGGCGAGAAGGTGATAGATGTCGAACCAGACAGAGTCGAGCTTTTGGAAGCAAGTCAAGACGGGGCTATCCAACACTGATGTAGTTTGCACGCGGATTGAGAACAGCAGCACGCCCGGCGTACCGGATCTATTGTTGCTCGACCGTCAGAAGAACTTTCACTTGTTGGAGCTAAAGGTCGCGAAAGGTAACAAGGTGCTGCTTAGTCCGCATCAGGTGTCTTTTGCTACGCGGCACAGGGGCGCTAACTCGTGGATCGCGGTCAAAAAGGATGACACTGTGTACTTGTACCGGGCGGATCAAGCGATAGAAGTCTTTGAAGACGGTCTACGGGCCGTGGCCCACGGATCATTCACCAAGCCTATTAACTGGGCAGAATTACTTACCACCATAGAAAACTATAGGGTCCCCCTTGAATCTTGACACTCAGACAGATGCGGATATTCAGAAACTTCGCTTAGAACTTCGTTTGAAGCAATTGGAGAAGGTAGAAACTTGTCAGAATGAATTTTTACCATTTGTACGATCTATGTGGCCGGAGTTCATTGCGGGTAGGCATCACCATTTGATCGCGGAGAAGATGGAGCAGATTGCTTCTGGGAAGTTGAAGCGTTTGATTATTAACATGCCGCCGCGTCATACGAAGAGTGAGTTTGCTTCTTATTTGTTTCCGGCGTGGATGATTGGCCGTAATCCGTCGATGAAGATCATACAGGCTACGCACACGACTGAATTGGCGGTGAATTTTGGTCGTAAGGTGAAGAATCTGCTGGAAACGGACGAGTACAAGGAGATTTTTGACGATACGAAGCTATCTGCGGACAGTAAGGCGTCTGGCCGGTGGGATACAAAGTCTGGCGGTATGTATTACGCGGTGGGTGTTGGGTCGAACTTGGCGGGTCGTGGTGGCGATTTGATCATTATTGACGATCCGCACTCGGAGCAGACGGCGATGTCGGCGAGTGGGTTTGAGAATGCGTGGGAATGGTACACGGCGGGTCCCCGGCAACGTCTCCAGCCGGGCGGAGCCATTGTTTTGGTTCAGACTCGGTGGTCTGAGAAGGACATGACGGGCAATTTGGTGCGTCAAATGACTAAAGACCCCCATGCAGACCAGTGGGAAGTCCTTGAATTACCTGCAATTTTCGAGTCTGGGGAGCCATGTTGGCCTGAATTCTGGAAAAAAGAAGAGTTGGAGTCGGTTAAGGCGTCGATTCCGTCGTATCAGTGGAATGCGCAGTACCAGCAGAACCCGACATCTGAGACTTTGGCTATTTTGAAGCGTGAATGGTGGAATGTTTGGGAAAAAGACCACATTCCGAACCTTCATTACGTGATTCAGAGCTACGATACGGCGTTTAGTAAGCGAGAAACGGCGGACTACAGTGCGATTACGACGTGGGGCGTGTTTTATCCCGAGGAAATTGGTGGTCCTGCTCACTTAATACTGCTGGATGCGAAGAAAGGGCGCTGGGATTTCCCAGAATTGAAGGAAGTTGCGTTAGATCAGTACAAATATTGGGAACCAGAGACGGTTATTGTGGAAGCGAAGGCGTCAGGGACCCCTCTGACTCAGGAATTGCGTCAATTGGGCATTCCGGTGGTAAATTTCACTCCTAGCCGTGGAAATGACAAGCTTTCTAGGGTACACAGTATATCTCCGCTATTTGAAGCTGGTATGATTTGGGCACCAGATGAGTCATGGGCGCAAGAAGTGGTGGAAGAATGCGCTGCTTTTCCTAACGGGACTCACGATGACTTGGTGGACAGCACCACGCAGGCGCTGATGCGCTATCGTCAGGGTAACTTTGTTCAGTTGCCTAGTGATGATTGGGAAGACGACGAAGGGTCTATGAATATAAGGGCGGGTGCATACTATGGCTGAACGCGAGTACGAGTACGGCAAGCTAATTCCGGTTCCGGAAGATCAACAAGAATATATCTTTGATCCTGAAATGCGGGAATTGCTGGCTACTGGTGACGCGATACAAGCTTACCCTGCTTCTATGGAAACTGACCGCGTTGGGCTGCCCACGGCTCTGGCTCGCGGCGCTGCGGACTTGTTTGACACAAGTCGTCGTGAAGTGGTCATGCCTGCGGAGACTAAGCTAGGCGCGGCCACTGAGTTTTTCAACCCGATTACCAATGAGTTTGAATCGCGTGCCGATGAGACGATCAGGCCCGGCGTGTTTATGCGTCCAGAAGAACCCTCCACTGGCGCAGAGGCC